ACGCAAGATTTCGCGCTACGAGGTCCGATATCGCTGTTGGGATGATTTCGGCTTGGTCGGCGAGTTCGTTCCTGATGACGTTTTCGTTCTGAATGGCGTCCAGTGGGATTGGGTTTGCTCCATGAATGCCGTATCGCTTGCCCGCTCAGCCGTTGGCCTCGCCATCGCCACCGAGCGCAGCCAGTCCGCCATGCACGCCAACGGGCTGAGGCCGGGCGGCACGTACTCGGTTGAAGGCACGCTAAACGCTGACCAGTACGCCGCGTTGACAGCGCACCTGAAGAACAAGTCGGGGCCCGACAATGCCGGCGCGCCGCTCGTTCTCGACCGCAATGCCAAGTGGTTCAATACGGCCATGACAGGCGTCGACGCTCAGCATGTCGAGACTCGACGGCTGCAGATTGAAGAGATGTGCCGAGCCTACGGAGTCTTCCCGATCCTCGTTGGGCACTCCGACAAGAGCGCGACGTTTGCCAGCTCAGAAGCATTTTTCGCCGCCCACCTGAAGCACACCCTGGCGCCATGGCATGAGGCCTGGAAGCAGCGCATCGACGAAATGCTGCTGGATGGCTCAGGCCCGCTCTATGCCGAGTTCGACACTCGTTACCTGACGGCCGGCGCAATGAAGGATCGGGCGCAGTGGGCGCGCACGATGGCCGAGATGGGCATCTATACCCGCAACGAAATCCGCGACGAGGAAGGCAAAGACCCATTGCCAGGCCTGGACGATCCGCTGACCCCGCTGAACATGGCGCAAGGCGACCAGTCTGCTGAGGAAATAGACGCAGAAGAGGCGCAGAAGGCCCGTCTTGAGGCGATCGAAAGCAAGCTGATTGCTCTTGAAAGCCGGCCGCAACACATGCCGCCGCCTGCAGATGAGGCTCACAAGGCCAGTTTGGTCACCTTCGACGGCAACTTTGAATGAGCCTGCTGCTGCGAGTCTTGGCGGCTCCTTCGCCGCCAGGCAACGGCCCGTCAGGCGGCGCCAACTGGCTGAGCGGCTACTTCCCGCGCGTCGGCTATCGGCCATCAGCGGCCAGACGCAAAGCACGCAGGAACGAATTTTTCGCCATCTTTTGAGCACATGAAAATGAACATTGAACAGCGATCTGCGATCACCAATCGCGAGACCCGCTCTTGCTCGATGCAAGTCAAGGCGGTCGGCTCGAATGGTGAAGTTGAGGGTTACGCCTCTGTCTTCGGAGTGCTCGACAACTACGACGACATCATCGTGCCTGGCGCATTTGCCGAGAGCATGGCCGCGCACAAGTCAGCCGGGACCATGCCCGCCATGCTGCGCGAGCACGCGAGCCGCGAAGCCATCGGCGTATGGACTGACATGGTTGAAGACGCCACCGGCCTTTTCGTCCGCGGCCAGCTGGCCATGAATACGCAGGGCGGCAAGGAAGCCTATGAGCTGATGAAGATGAAGGCCGTCAGCGGACTGTCCATCGGGTTCATGCCGGTTCAGTGGACCTACAACACTGCCACCGACGTTCGCACGCTGACCGGAATTGATCTGTGGGAAGTCTCGCTCGTGACCTTCCCGGCGAACCCACAGGCGCGCGTGACCAACGTCAAATCGACGCTCGAAACAATTTCAGCACCAAAAGACGCTGAGCGAGTCCTGCGAGAGGCCGGATTCAGCAAAGCAGACTCCACCGCCATTGTGGCGCGAGTCATGCGGATGGGCGAGGCGCGGAGAGAGTCCGCAGAATCGACCGCCGAAGCCTTCAAGGCAGCCACGCGGCTGCTTCAGTCCATCACTTCCAGATAAGGAATTCACCATGAACGAAGACCCGAGCATCACCTCAATTGCCAAGGCCATCGACCAGATCGGCCATGCATTCGAGGAGTACAAGCACACCAACGACGCGCGCCTTGAGGCCGTGAAGAAGGGCGCATCGACCGAGCACCTCGACGCCAAGCTGGCCGCGATGGACAGCCATATCGACGCGATCACAGAATCCAAGAGCCGCCTTGAAAAGCTCGAGACCCGCATGGCTCGCCCCGGCGCATTCGGCGGCGATCAGAAGGCCGGAGACTCTGCCGAGTCCGTCGAATACAAGGAAGCGTTTATCGATTGGGTGCGCAGCCCGACCGACCCAGAGCGCAAAGCCGCCGTGCATGATGCTGGCAAGAAGCTGGAAACCAGGCGCCGTGCCGATGGCCGCGAGACTCGCGCCGCGCAGGTTGTCACCAGCACCGGCGCGTCGGGCGGCTTCGCGCTGCCAGAGCAGATTGAAAGCGCCATTGCCCGCCTTTCCGTCGACATCTCGCCGATCCGCCAGATTTCGACTGTTCGCATGGTCGGCACCAGCGACTATAAGGAACTGTACGACATCAACGGCGCCGGTTTCGAGTGGCTCGGCGAAGCGGATGCACGCAACCAGACCAACACCCCGGACCTGGCAGAAGTCGCGCCGACCTTCGGCATGGCCAGTGCCAAGCCGCAGGCATCGGAAGAGTCGCTTGACGACCTGTTCTTCAATGTCGAAGACTGGCTCATCACGTCTGCTGCCGAGACCATCGCAGCCGGCGAGGGCGCCGCGTTTGTCAGCGGCAACGGCACCAAGAAGCCAACCGGATTCCTGGGTGGCCCGGCCCCGCTGACCACGACGGACGCCTCGCGCGCATTCGGTACGCTGCAATACATCGCCAGCGGACAGGCTGCCGCGCTGCCGACGACGCCGGACACGTTCTATGACATCGTCTATGCGCTGCGTGCCCGCTACCGTGCAAATGCCGTTTGGGTGACTTCTAAGCTCGTGCTGGCCGCTCTGCGCAAGTACAAGGAAGCAACGACCAACGCCTACATGTGGCAGCCTGGCCTCGCCGCCAAGCAGCCTGATACCTTCATTGGCTTCCCTGTGGTTGAAGCTGAGGACATGCCGGCAGTCGGTGCGGGTAACTTTTCGCTTGCTTTCGGCGACTTCAAGGAAGGCTATCTGATCGCCGATCGCGTCGGGATGCGCATCACGCGTGACGAGATCACCTCGCCCGGCTTCGTGAAGTTCTACGTTCGCAAGCGCGTCGGCGGCAAGTTGCGCAACACGCAGGCAATCAAGCTCCTGAAAATCTCCGTCGCCTAAACGGGCAACAACGAAACAGCCGACCCGCAAGGGTCGGCATTTCAGACAGACGCCAGCCATGCTCGAAACCCTCAAGTTAACGGTCCGCCGCGGCGCCAGCGAAGACATCCCGATCCGAGTGGAATCCGATGTCCTCGTCTACAAGCCGATCACCGGCATTGCAGCCAGCGCGCCTATCAGCATCACCGCGGTTGCGCACGGCCTGAAAGACGGATGGCGAGCCGCCGTGATGAATTCCGGCGTGCCTGAGATCGACATCGCCTGGGATGACCCGATTGATGATGCGCTCCGGCGTATCACACTGATCGACGTGGATACCGTCGAATTCAACGACGTCAACGGCATCAGCTTTACCGCATACGTGTCTGGTGGGCATCTTGTCTACCGTGAGCCGCTCGACCTGTCGCAGTTCGTCGAGGCGCGCATGAACGTCAAGGCCAGCGTCTCCGGACCTGTTCTCGCAACGTACAAGCACACCACCGGCGAACTGCTGATTGACCTCGTGACGCAAGCCCTGCGTTTGACTCTCGACACCACGGACACCGCCGCATTGACGGCCGGAAAGCGCGTATTCGACATCGAGCTGATCCGCGCAGACGGATCAGTTCTCCCCATTTGCTCGGCAAAATCGGCTTTGACCGTGTTGCCTGAAATCACCACGTCCGCATAAGGATAGCTCAATGGCTGCAAATTTCCCGACCTCTCTGCCGTCGATAGCACGCGTCCTGCCCACGGACTACATGAACGATCCAGGCAAAGAAGCAGACCTATTGCATAACGAGATCGCAGACGAGATCGAGGCATTGGCGGCTGTCGTTGGGGTGACCGGTAGCGCTGTTGCCGGTACAGTCGAGGCAAGACTGGCTTACACAAGAGAAGATATTCCGAACAAAAGCCTGTACGCTTTTGGGTCAGGGAATCCTTCTGCGACTGGTGTCGAAGCGACAACGATGGGCTATCACGCCGGCCTATCCCTAGGATTTCAATACAGCTGTACAGCTATTGGCGCGTGGGCGCTGGAAAGCAACGTAGACGGATCAGATCATACTGCAATCGGCTGCGAGGCTTTGCAATATGCAAATGGCGGTGTAGGTAACACAGCAGTAGGCAAGA